CATCTAGGAGGTCTCTGGTGATAGCCTGCTCCCACTTCACCAGCCAGGGTGTGAGGCTGAATATAACAAAGTTTAGGGACTGTTGCTCAATGTTGGAAAATGTTGCTTTCTCCAGATCCCCAATCATGTGAGGGGGGACCCTGAATATCCTGGCAATGTCAGTCACTTGAAATTTTCTGGTCTCTAAGAATTGAGCATTCTCTGGATTGATTGAGAGCTCATGGACCTTGAGGCCCTCCTCCAGGATAGCATGCTTGTGGGACTTGTTTACTCCCTGATGCTTTTCACTCCAGCTCTCATCCACATTCTGCTTGCCCACCTCTCCCAGCTTTCCTGGATACTCAAAGACAAAGTTTGGGGTGGCATCATTCTTGTAGAATCTGGCTCCGTATTTCTCAGCACCAATACTCAGGCCAATGGTCCTCATGTGGTTTGCAATGGGATCAAGTCCCACCAGGCCATCCATTGTGAAAAACATTATTTGCAGCATCTCACTGGCCAAGATCACCCTGGATGCTCCGGAGGGTGGATAATATCTGTATGCTTTCACTCCATCCCTGACCCAGAATGTCTGTATCCGGTCCGGATGTCTTGGGATTATTTGCTCCACCTCTCCCCTATTATTCCAGAATATCTCACCATAGGCATTGCCCCTCAAGAGGACATGGGCCATCATCATCTGCTTAAATTCGTATGGAGTCTGGAATGAGTTTGGCTGCCTGTGGATGATCTGATAGAGAGGGTGCTTTGTGGCCCTCAGCTTGCTTGTATCATCCAGCTCATATAAAAACATTGGAAGGGTTGCCACTGTCTCTGCCAGGAGACCCACTGCTGCTGATACTGCTGCCACTTGCATTGATGTACTGGCAGTGACAATCAATCCGGTGTCATCATCTGCTCCACCCCAGAACTGTCCCCAGCCAGGGCTGCTGATTGATTGTGAATATTTTCTGGCTCTAGTCATCTGTGAGGAGACAGATCCCATGGCAGATCTCAATAGTGTCCTCACTAAGTTTCCAGCTGAGCCTCTTTTAATTATAGCGATTGGATACCCCTTTTCTCATAGACTGATGGCCCAGATCCTGCATTGTCTTTGGAGATTGCTCTACCCAAAGCCATCACAGTGGCCACTACTCCATCTATTTTCTCTGGTGATTTCTCTTTGTCCGGTTTGATATTCCCAGCTGGGTCCTCTCTGGTGGCCACATTGCCTATCATCCATCTCATGACAGGATTGCCATCATGCCTGAGCTTTCCAGTCAGGATGAGTGTCTCTAATTCTTTTGATGGTCCAGACATGGATGCGAATCCCTGGCCATATGGGATGACCATGAGGCCATCCTCCTGGAGCTCTGACATCAGATAGGATGCATTCCATCTATCAAATGCCAGCTCTTTGAGTGGCACTATCAGTCCCAGCTGCTCCAGATCTTTTCTGATGTATCCCTGATCCACCACATTCCCTGGAGTGGTCTGAATCCATCCACTTTTGGCCCAGGCTATATAATTTCCTTGAGATTTCTCATCTCTCTCTGCAATGTTATCCTCTGGCATGTAGAATCTGGGAATCAGTTTCCAGAGATCCCCATCCTCATCTGGTGGCCATAGCAAGGCCAGGGCAGTGAGATCCCTTGTGCTTGATAGATCCAGTGCTGAATAGCATGGGATACCACTCATGTCAGCCAGCTCAAATGGTGCCTCCAGAGCTTGCCAGTCCTCTACTGATAGCCATCTATTCTCCTGCTCAGTCCATTGATTGAGATGTAGTCTCCTAAATGAATTTTGTCTGGCTGGAATCCTTTTGGCTTTCTCACATTCTGAGTAGAGATACTCAGGATTGACTGTGACTCCATAGCCTGGATTGCATGCCTCCCAGACTGCTGGATCTGTCCAGTCAGCATCCTCCGGAGCAGCATAGATGACTGGATAGAATTCATCATCCTCAAACGCTCCATTGAGGATCTGCTGTGCATAGTCATGATACTCATAGCAAATGGATGTCCGGTCATGGCCAGCAGTGGTAAAAAAGATTGTCAATGGCTGCTCCCTGGAGGAGGTAGCTCCAATCAGGGTATCATGGAGCTCTCTATTCTGCTGGACATGCAGCTCATCAAATAGGATGGCATGTGCATTGAATCCATGCTTAGTCTTGGGAGCTGAATTCATGACCTTGAGGAGGGATCTGGTATTTGCCACATAGATGGAATCCTTAAAACTCTCAGTCCTGCCTGCCAGCTCTGGTGAGATCTCCACCATGTCCTTTGATTGATCAAATATAATTTTGGCCTGATCCTTGTCTCCAGCCACTGAGTAGACCTGAGCTCCAGGCTCATTGTCAGCCATGGTGAGATAGAGTCCGATCCCTGATGCAAATGCAGATTTCCCATTCTTTTTGGGGATCTCCAGATATGCCACTCTATATCTCCTGGTGTGGTCCTTTTTGCGTTTCATTCCGAATACATTATTGATAAAATCAATCTGATATGGCATGAGCTCAAATTCTTTTCCGGACCACTTTCTCCCCACAGTATGCTTGAGCAGTGTGAAAAAAGTGATCACTCTCAGTGCTGCCTTTTCATCAAAATAATATTTAGATGTGGTCTTGGCCATGGTGTGATCTATCTATTTCATCCTGTTAATACATGGTAATTGGCAAACATTGAAAGCAGCTGAACCGGCAATGCCTAAGTGATTGATATTATTGAGGGCTCTGACCGAGCCACTATACATGCTATAATTAAGCATTAACAATGGTCTCCATTTATGTGTCCCCAGTCTGACCTGGATTGACACCATCCATAGATCCCAGCAGATCAGTCATGATAGTGGGCTGGTGTGGCTGGTGTGGCTTTGGTGGTGGAGCAGTGGGCCCATCAGGATCTCTATGATCTTGTGGCCTATCTATGATGGATGTCATCACCCTGAGCTTTGTCCTGGCTGATGGAGTCAATCCAAATTCAGCATAGAATACTTTCATCTGGTCCAGGCACTTATTGGCAATGTTAAGCCAGGGATTCTGCTGTAGATATCCCATTGAATTGATGACTATCAGCTCTCCATGCCTCCGGACTTTTGTCTCAGCTTTCCTCCACCTGTCATAAACTTGGCAATATGCTGCAATTGATGCCATGTCCAGCTGAGAGAGTAGACCCAGCTTGAGCAGCAATGGAGTGATTCTATTCCATTCTCTTTTGGCAAATGGTGTCAGATGGTGTGGACATTTGGGAGCAATGATATTGGGCTTGGGCTCATCTGGTGAGATCTTCTTTCTACCTGGATTCCCCTGGTCCAGCCTGAGCTGAGTGGGTTTGGGTTTCCTGCCTCTAGCCATCATTCACCTCTGGGAGATCCACAGTCTGATCTTTTAGGGCATGAGTACAATCACCCAGGAATTTGATCTGGCCATCTGTCACATATGAATGGCAGAGAGTCCCTGGTCCATTGGGACCTGTGACTTTGATTGATGGTTTGATAGTTGGTTTTTCTAGATCTCTATTCCATGCCCAATTGTGGTGTGGAGATGGGTGCCCCTCATAATAAATCACATGATCAATATTGCATCCAGGACAAAGGAATCTCAGGGCCTTGGCTTTCCCTGATTGGTCGGTCAGCTTCTGGGATCTAGGCATGATTTGGAGCCCTTGGTCCAAGAGGGGGGACCCCCCTCCGGAATTTCGTGCAAAAAAAATTGATGCTAGGGCTGCGGTCTACATCCTGGAGGCCATAGGTATCTATCCCCCCCCTCCCCTTGATGATGTCTATATGATTGTCATTTGTCATAATAATATTTTATAAAAAATTATGCCAGGGGATACCTGGCTGATACTTCTTTTTGTGTTTTTATTGAGTGACATTTGTGGCAGAGTCCTTGACCATTCTCTAATGTGCTCAATCCCCCAGCCTCTAAGGGTTTGACATGATCTGCATCAGTGCTCTCTGCTCTATTGCAGTGTCTGCATACTGGATCTCTGTGGAGGACCAGGAGCCTCCATTTTTGGTGGGTCCTGCCATAGCCTCTGACTGCTGCTGATGGTCTGTTTGCATCCACATATCCCCTAGATGCTGATCTAGTCCTGTCTGAGTGTGATGATGGCATGTTGGGCATGGTGCCAAGTTAAATGCTCATTCTTCTCTCTCCAAATGGTATTGTGTCCCAGAGTTTTGGTGCCCATTTATGGGCACCATGTAAAAAAATTCTATGATTAATAATACAAAGAGAGCCACCTCATAGGGTAGCTCTCTTGATATAACAACACAACATATGAGCATGATCTTTAAAGTCTAGGGATTGTCTCAGGCTGCGCTGGCCCTTGGTTTCTCCGGTATTCTCCCAGGATCATAGAGCTCTCAAATTCACCTTTGGATACTGGTGGGATCTCCTGCTGGTCAGCAGCCTCTCTATATGTGATCACCTGGTCATCAGGAGAGAAACAGAATGCTCGAGCTGCATGATATGAGTCATCTCCACTTGATGCTTGTGTCTGATTGAATGTCATCTCTAGCTCCAGAGAGAGCAGGCCATCAGTCTGATAGTCCCTCATCTCTATAGATCCTCAGTCCACTGGCTGGCCATGGCATCTGCAATCCCTGGGAATGTCTTGGATCTCAGCAGTGCTCTATCTGGGCCAGGAGACATCCTGTGGATTATTGACCACTTTTTGTGCTCATCTGTCCCACTGACTGGAGGGGTTAGCTTGTTAGTGGGGATCAGATCTGGCAGTCCTATCAGCTCAAATCCTGTGGCCTTAAATGCTTGATCTCCGAACCACCAAGGCTGGACCACTTGTCTATATCCTGGGTTGACCAGCTCTCTAGCATGGCTATGCATTATTGGATTCTCTATGCACTTTTGCTCTATGTCAGCATCCCTGATGGCTCTGTATAGCTCAGCTCCATCAAATAGATCTCTCCACATCTCCACCAATGTCTTGCTGACTGGAGGGACATGGAGCCACCTCACTCTAGCATTTGTCAATCTTGTGCAGGGAGGATGGGCTATCATCATATCCCATCCATCATCCAGATGGTCCAATATATTCCCCTGGATATGCCACTCTGGATGGCCTCCACTTGGAGGGAGAATATCACATGAATAAGCCTCTTGCCCTCTTGCCCTAAATGCTTTACAGACTATTTGGCTCTCCTCGCAAGCTATTATTATTTTCTTTT